CTTCCGAGCATATCGGCAAGCTTATCAAGCTTCTCATCATGCTTAATAAGCGTCTCTCTAATCTCATCCAGCCTGTCGGAATTGCTCGGACTATCGGTATAAGCTTCAAGCCGCTCTACTATTTCAGCATTCAACGATCGATTATTTTCTTTAGCCGCTTCCTTGAGTTCGTCGCGCATTCCATCAGGAAGGCGCAACTTAACTTGATCGGAACCGCGCCAGACGGTATTGTTAGTCATAATGCCTCCTCACTTAAGCAAGTCTGCTATTCGAAATACGTCGACTTTGTCATCGTGAAACACTTCCGAGCCGTCCGGAATTATTTCGCTAATTTTTTCGAGTGTGTCGCGCGGTTTTATTTCTAGAACACGATCGTCAGGTGCATTTTCGTCAACCACAAACAGACGAACATTTTCGCCAAAAACATAGTAAAACGGGACGCTATCGTCTTTCTCTATGTGCGCAACAACAATATTTACGTCTTTATTATTAGTTTTTGTCATATCTGAACCTTTCTTTAATCTTCATCATCATCAAATGAGCTATCAATCACCAGTGCATCTTCATCTCCCAATGGTGGAATTTCCGCATAGTAAGCAAACAAGTTTTTTTTGTACCACGCGGCTGCGCCCGCCCATTCGTTTATTTCATGATCGTACCGGCCTGTTAAAAGAGTGCCGGATTTCGTCATTATAAAGTACAGCTTGCCGTCTTCCTTCGGGCATTCGTCGATTGGTTTCCAAAAAGGTTTTTCATCATTGCTTTGTGGTGAAACGCTAATTGCACCGCCGACAATAAGAGCAGCAATCCAATCTCGGATATCATCCCGAAGCTTCTGTTGCTGTTCAGGCTCTAATAAATACCAATCGTCGCAATAATCAGCCGCTGCGAGATCAAGCGTCTTGTCTGATAAATCCGTAACAGTCATCTCAAGGGCTGAATTTTCTTTGATAACGGCTGCGAGCTTTTTATAATCTGGCGCATCAGTGTCGTAGACATCATCAAAACAATGCTTCAGCCAATCTGGCACTCTTACTGTGTGAACAGCCGCGTTCTCGTCGTCAGTCATTCTGCGGCTCCTTCATTCGGTTGATCTTGAAGCTCTATAAATTGGCCGTCGAGCGTGGTATATGTGACGTCTGGCTTTAGCCCGTTTTTACCGATTTCGCCGGTTACAAAACCAATGCATTTGCCGTGCCGGTATTCAGCCACGCACACGTGTGTGCCTGTTTTCCCGCTAAAATGTCCGAGCATACCAACGATCGCGACAACATTATTTTCGCCTAGTGCGTTGCAGGTTCCGGCGTTCCCAGTTATTGCGATTTTCGCGTTATCGCCAAAGTTATCAATAGTTGTGCCAAAACCAGCGGCAGCTATATTTGTCTTGTTTCCGCCAGACACTACATCGCAACTGTTGCCACTAACTGCTATGTCTGCATCAACGCCGGAATTAATAATACCGCTTCCGTCGCCACTGGCAGCCATAGACGCTCCATCGGTATTCGACACAATTGTGTTGTCGGGGCCTGACGACGCGGCATAAGCTACACCACTCACTTTGTTTAGAACGATTGTATTTTTCCAACCACTGGCCGCAAAATTTATAGAGCGCCCGTCGATTAGAAGTTTTGACAAGGGTTTGCTAAAAGCAAAAGTACCTACCTTATCCAGATATTTTTCATACGTGCTGGACTGTCGCGCAAACTCGATTTGCGCTTTGATCGTGTCAGCCACCGATAATTGTTCGTTGATAGTTATCCGCGAAGCCAATTTTAGTGCACAATTATCGTCATCATCATCAAAAGGTATTAAGCTTTTGCTGCTTGCCCGAACCGAAAAAAACGAGTTTTCAAGGAAAAACCAACCTAAACGCCTCTGGCTAAGACCATTGCTATAATCGCGCCATTCTGTAATCAACTCTAGCGGGCCAGCATCTGTAAAGGGGTAACCGCCGCGCGCTTTGCTACCCCGTTTTTTGTTTGGACTATACACTTCACCGGCTCTGCATTTTGCCGGGTCTGCCACTCCATAACCCTTTATTTCTTTAGTCATTATTTTTTCTCCCAACCGGTTCGCCTGTTTCACGAAAAACAACCGTTCCATCTAAGCGTCTTTTGAAGCGCGACTTCTGTTTTTTCGGTGTCATGCCAAAATGTTTGATCGCGTTTCGTTTTGCTTTTGCTCGTGTTTTGTTCTCTTCGATTGTCTTTTGCTGGTGTGCATAATGAAGAACAGGGGCAAGATTGCTTTCTCTGTTTTCGCCACCGTCTGCCAACGGAATAATGTGATCCAAGTCCCATTTGTCACCAGCAAGTATCTTTTTGTCGGTCAACCGGCAGCGGCCACCATGCTTTTCAAAAATGCGCAAGCGAACACTTGGGGGTGGCATAGTGTCATCTGTTTTGCCAATCCATTCCTTGACCTTTCTAGG